ATGAAGGCACCGCTTCCGATGTATGTGAGCGTTGACGGGAGCGAGGCAGATTCAAGATTCATACAGCGCAAAAATGCATCGTATCCGACAGAAGTAATACCCTCAGATACCACAACCTTCTTTACTGCGTCATTCCTGTAGAACGGCGAACGGTCGGAGCTATTGTATTCGTACATCGGTCCTGTGCCTTTGAGCAGCACCTTGCCGTTGGAGTACAATACATAATAGACATTATCACCGCACTGTCCAGCTAAGATCACATCCCCGATATCCTCAACCTCGGCGGTCAGTTCTTCCACCTTATTGGTGAGTTCCTCAATCGTCTGATTATTTTCCTGTACCTCTGCGATAAGCTGCGCCATCTGTGACATCAGTTCCGTGATCTTGCATTTACCGAGGATGCACTTACAGTACCCGCAGACATTTGAATCCTCACGGTAATCCCACCAGTCACGGTCGGACAATTCCGTTGCACCGGGATTCAGGCGCACTGCATACATGAGCAGCCGCACATGGTCTGCATCCTGCGGGATAGACGGCAGCGACGGACTTTCAGCAGGTGTACCGGGAAACAGCTTCAGCGTCACGCTGCGGACGGATTCTGTCGTATCAAGATAAATTGCAATGCCCACATAGCGCGGCAAGGACTCGTCCATATACTCTGACAGATCGATCGTATAGCGGGAATCATTGACGAAATAGTGTCCGTTGATCCACGCTTTGCCCGTGCCGAGAATTACTTTCAAGCCGGAAGAAGCTGACGTTAGCTTGAAATTCTGCCCGTAGGTATCGAGAATACCGTTGCAGATGATACTGCTGAGATACTCAGTGAAGTTCTCCGCTGTATAGGTTCTGTCAAGACCTTTTGAATTGAAAAAGCCGCATGAAAATGCCATGTTATCATTCCTTTCTGAAGGTCGGTGTAAGGCTCCTGCCGTTCTGGTCGAAAGCCTCGATCATGCCGATGAGCTGCACTTTCGGCTGGATCATCCCGAAACGCTTATGCTCCACGGTCACATAGTCACCAACATAATAATCACGGTTGTAGACATACTGTGTAGAATCTGCCGCTATCTCCGATTCTGAGGCTGTTTTCGGATCGACCAGTTTTTCTGAGCCGCGAGACTTTAATAATTCGATATATCGCTCTTCAGGAATCGGTACTGTCACACCCTCGGTCTGTTCTTCTTCGGAGATATCCTTTGCATCCACATACAGCTCATAGCGAGACAAATATGCAGGTTCTTCTCCGACACAATATGTTGTGTGTTTACGCTCTGAACCTTCACCATGCCCATAGATGTAGGCAAAGTTGCGTGTGATAGCTGAATCGGAAGCATAGGAAAATGATAGCAGATTGCTGTAAGCATCGGAAAAGATGATATGCGACTCATCGTCCTGTGTGATGCTTCTGTCCGTTCCCTCAGATAAATCAAAGACCATTTTATAGGTCTCGCCGCTGTTCTTCACAATCCGGATATTTGCTGTGCCGCCGATCCTCTCGCAGATGGTATACACCCATTCCATAAGATTGGCGTAGCTGACTTGCAAGGTTGCTGTCTGCTCCCAACAGGCACCGGACACAGTTCCGAGGGAAAGACCCGGAATACGGCGGTTATCCTGCTGTATTGCATTCAGAGTTACCGCATTTCGGACAATATCCGAATACGCCGTATCCGCTGTGATAGAGAGCGTAGGATTGATGATACGGCGTTCAAACAGACACATGAGGAATCTGCCTTTTACGATCAGATAGTCGCCGTTCTCTGCATCGGTGTCGATCTGCACAGACTCGATAATTCCGAAATGCTGGCTGTCATCATCCCGTCCTACGATACACCCTGTCTGAAAAATATCAATATTCTGCGGATTGGCAGCGATATACACCTCGAACCGTCCGCAGTCGTAATATTCAATATCCCAGAGGAGCGAAGAAAAACTGTCGCACACCGCTTCCAGTGTGATTGTCAGATTGTTTTCATCTGCTTCCATGTTATACACTTCAATCTGCATATCACACCTCCAGATAAGCGTTCGTGTGAACGATGGTCACCCTCAGATTTTGCAACCCCGTGCCGCGCAGGTAAAAGCGGTTTCTGCCTTCACGCAGTGTCAGCCATGTTGAGCCGGAAACAAGTCGGTTGATGATATTGGTCTTGACACCGCCTCTGTCCAGTGTTACCGTCTTATGGCCTGTTTTGGTTGTCACGGTAATGATGTCGCCTGCAAGAATCTCTCCGGTGATTTGCAGATATTCGTCCGTATCCGCATTATACAGCGTGGGCGATCTTGCATCTTCGAGAGCTTCAATCACAAGCGTGAAGCCGATCTCGTCACCATCATTGATGATCTCCATGATGTTCTGCGTATTATATTTGCCCAGCACGAAAGGCTCCGGATTGGATTCTGTCGGGAACGGGAATGTGAATGCACCCGTGATCTGACTGTAATATGCCATGACGGATTCTGTGGAATACCAGTAAATATCAGGACAGAGTATAGATATCTGTCCTGAAACAAGCTGCTCGAAGTTAGAAACTTCACAGATTTCGACATATCCCTCAGTGAACACATCAATGCCGGCGGTCTTGTAATACACTTTCACATATCTGCTCGGCTTCACCACCTTATATAGCTGATGACGGCGGCTTTCCACGCCCATTCCACGAATCTCAAAATGGATCACAAGGTTTCGCTTTTCTATAAAAGCATTGTTCAGATAGCTTCCGTCCATGCCTGCATAAGACGATGCGCTGATTGTTCCGGGCGGAGGATTTAGCCCTTCGATTTTTGAAGTCATAAAGTTGTTTGCAGTCGTGGATAGGTTTATTTTATCTCTGGCTGCGTTTTCGAGTATGAGGCTGAAAAACATAGGAATCACCCCTTTACATTTCGGCGGTTATCATGTATAATAGATGTATGTAAGTTTAAGGACAAATTGGCAATTTGTGAGAAGCAATGAATAATAGCCTCTGCCAACACAAAGTTATCGAATAAAAAGGAGCGTGTATAACAATGAAGAGGTTACTCGCATGTGTATCAGCTTTGGCTGTAATCTTGTCGTTCAACAGTGTATCAGCGATTGCCGAGGATTCCCCGGCGAATATTGAAACTGCACTGTACGATCAATTAATGCAAAACGAAACTTATGACACCAACGGTGATGGTGTCATTTCGGAAGAGGAATTTTTGCAAATCAATTACCTAAATATTGACCTAACGGATATTACATCTTTGGATTTTTTAAATACTCTGCCAAACCTTCGCTTCCTATATATGCGCAATGGCAGTTTTGCTGATTTTTCATTTCTGAAAAATTTCACTTCGCTGTCAACGCTGCAACTTAGTAATATGCCACAGGTAACGGATGTTTCTTTTATCAAAGAAATGAATCTTGACAAGTGCTATCTATCTCAAATGGATCAAATTACAGATGATATGCGAATCAATCTTCTCCGTTTTCAGGATGTAGAAAATGGTGCTGTGGGATTTTCTAATCTGGTTGGTGCATTACCACAGGGGCTTTTCGTATATTCTGATATGTCACTTGCAATTGACGACACAGATATTGCCTGCTTTGATCGAGATGTTGTACAACCTTTGCAGGCATCTGCTGCTGAGATTTATGGAAAAACTCCGGGAACTACTACGTACTCCTTTTCCTTCAAAAATGAAGTTATCCATACGGGAACAATAAAAATTGACGTGGTTCCGGAAACAACCACTCCAACAAAGGAAAACCAAGATTCACAGCAAATCTACACTTCAAAGTCTTTAAGACCGGGAAACACACTTGTTTTGCAAAATAATACATTATATGCATTAGAGAACAGAGCGTATTCCCCGTTAAAGAATGATGTGAAGGGCTTTTCGAACGGTTCATTTTATGACGATTCCGGCTCTGTTCTGTTTGTACAAGCTGATCTGGTTCTCTATCAAAATGGCACATTAGAGATTAACGGTAAGCAACCGGTCGGTGGAGATGGCATCGTATTTTCACAGGTTGTCGGATCTTATGCAATATCTGAATCCGGCGATATATATTGCTTATACGGAGATAACGGAAATATTGTGCTTGATAAGGTGTATAGCGGTTTTGGCGGCGTTCCTGAAAGCGACCATATGTACATAATTTCGGATAAGGGCGAGATTGTTTTACTGGAACTAAAGTATCAGGATGGTAAAGCAATAAGCCGACAGGCGTTTGCTACTGGCATTATGAACGCGATCTGCTCTTATGGAAATTATTTCATTGATGAAAACCACATTTTATGGGAAGTTGACCGAAATGTGGGGAACGAACCTACAATCAAACAGATTTCTGACGATGTAGTAGATGTTGGATTCAAGAGATATGGAAACGGCATGGTAGCTGGTGGGGTATATGTCAAGTCTGACGGTACTGCGTATACACTAAATACAAAGAAGAAAGTGGTTTTAGATGATGAATCAGAGGGCACAAAACCATATCTTGCATCCGGTTCGCTCATTTATAGCACGGGCGGCGGAGAGTACGCTGTGGCTGGAAACGGCTCAGGCAAATACCATATTGACTCTCAAAATGCTCTCTGTTTGGAATACAATGAAATTCGTAGAAAAACAAATGATGCAGCACAGTATTTAACCTATGACATAGACGAGGAAACTAATCTCCCCAATGTTTATTATTTGAAATTAGACAACACAATCTGGTGCTATTCGTTTTCCAAGGATGCCTTTACCGAAGTTGTTGAACCGGAGAATCCGCAGTATCTTCGAAGCGATGTCAACTCGGATGGCTATTTCAACGTAGCAGACATTGTAGTGCTGCAAAAATGGCTGCTTGCTGTTCCAGACACCACTCTGAACAATTGGAAAGCCGCTGATCTTTGCGAAGATAATAAGCTGGATGTTTTTGACTTATGTCTCATGAAAAGGGAACTGCTAGCGAATGTTTACCAATTGCATTGATGCATAATAAAATACGCCCCATCACCGATCTTGAACTGCGTTATCCGTATGAAGTAATATGTGCAGGGGGCAGGAGCTTGATTCCTACCCCTGTTTTACTTGCACAGCGTAATAAATCACACATTCAGCGCATTCCGTGTCTGCCGATAAATTTCCAGTCGAGGCAGCGACTTCGGTGAATTATTCGTCTGGTTGACTGTCCGGCTGTTGTCATTGTTGTAGTAGTTGTTTACCACACCTGCGGAATTGCTTACTCCTGTCATACCGGACATATCCATGTTGAACCCGGACTGCATTGTCATGGTCATAGCATCGGCAACACCGGATACCGCTTTTTCCACATATTTCTTGCTTTTGTTGATACCCTGTGCCAGTCCCTTCATGAAGTCCGGCATCCAGCTCTCGAATTCGGAAAGAGGTCCCTTGTCCGGCACCGAGAAGTGCAGATAATCACTTATCGCTCGTGCCACATCCGCAACAGTGTTGATGAGATTTCCGAGCATATAGTTCAGGCCATTGATGAGGTTCTGCATGAGATCCCGTCCCCAAGACCACGAGCTGTTGACCTTGTCCATGACCGCCTGATACACGGCATTCATAGCACCGGTCACTGCATCCCGCACACTGCCGAGCCTGTCTCCGATGCCGTTTTTAATGTTGTCCCAGATAGACAGCACAGCATCCTTGACCTGATTCATCGGATTGCGCACGATGTCAGGCATAGTGTTCCAGATGGAAGAAACTACGGACTTGATACCGTTCAGAACTGTGTTTACTACATCCTTTGCAGCGTTCCATGTGGTAGTGATCACATTCTTGATGTCAAGCTGCCCGGTCTGGATCAGATTTTTCAGTGCCGCCCATACAGCAGTGATGATCTTTTTGATTCCGCTCAGAGCAGAATCAATCACAGAAAATACAGCCCTCCACGTTGTCGTCACCACGCTCTTGATGTTGTCAAGGGCGTTTTTAATTGTAGCCACAACCGCTTTCCAGCCGGACGATACATCGCTGCTGATCTGCGACATCGTTGCATCAATTGCGGCATTGACGTTTGCCCAGACCGTTTTCACGGTATCGAACACCTGCGTCATGAAGCCCTGCACCGAGGTTACCACAGTGGACAGTGCATTCTGGATCACGCTGCTGATCTTCTCAGCAAGACCTCCGGCAAAGTTGTTGACGGCATCGCCCACAACATTGGTATTTGCGTTGATTCCGTCCGCAAGTCCCTGCATGAAGTCCGGCATCCAGGACTCGAAATCCGCAAGAGGTCCCTCGTCAGGTACAGAGAAGTGAAGGAAAGACTTGATCTTGTCAGCCACACCCTTGACCGCATCGGATACCTTGTTGATACAGCTCTTGATACCGTTCACAATGCCGTTGATGATGTCAGCGCCCCAAGAGAAAGCCTCAGATGCAAGGTTCTTGATGAAGCTGACCGCCGCATTAAAGCCATTGACAATCGTTGTTTTGATCGCAGTGATCTTCTGAGATACAGCGGATTTCACGTTCTCCCAGATATTCGAGACTGTTGTTTTGATGGCGTTCATGACGGTTGTGATGGTCGTCTTGATGCTGTTCCAGATATTTGCGACTGTCGCAAAAATTGTGTTCAGGACGCTGCTGATGAATCCGGAGATAGCGTTCCATACGCTGCTTACCACAGCATGAATCGCATTCAGCACAGCCGAAATGTGTGCGCTGATGCTGTTCCAGATGGAAGATACCACAGACCAGATCGCGTTCAGAATCGTGCTGATAAAGCCGGAAATTGCATTCCACACAGTCTCTATCACGCTTTTGATCGTATCAAGCACAGTACTGATCGTAGTGCAGATCGCATCCCAAATGGTCTGGAAGAAGTCGCGGATACTCTCCAAAATGGGAGTCAAGAAGGCTACAATGGCATTCCAGATAGCAGTGATTTTCTCGTGAATCCAGTCCATTGCCATGCCGATGAGAATCTGAATTGCCTGAAAAATGGTCTCGAACAGATAACGGAATGCTTCGAGCAGCGGAGAGATAATGTCATAGATCGTCTGCCATACAGTCGTAATGACTGACCAGATGGCGTTCATGACTGTTGTGATTGCTGTATGGATGGCGTTCCACACAGTCTCAATGACGGTCTTGATGAGATTGATTTTTGTGGTTACATCGTTATAAATTGCCGTCCAGATGCCGACAAAAAAGTTCTTGATGCCTGTCCAGATGTTGGTGAAAAATGTTGCAATGCCATTTATGACACCTGTAAAGAAGTTTTTGATACCGTTCCAGATACCGACAAAAAAGTTCTTGATTGCATTCCAGACATTCACCCAGAACTCTTTCACTTCGTCAAGGCTTGTGCCGAAAATGTTACACAGCACATTCATATAGTTTTGGAGCGTGTCTTTCAGGAAGTTCCATACCGCTACAAAAATACCCTTGATGCCGTTCCAGACTTTTTCCCAGTCACCCGTGAAGATACCGATAAAAATGTCCAACACATTCAGTAGGATATCCGTTACCGCCTTGAAGATGTTAGCAATCTGCTGAAATACGCCCTCAAAAATCGGCGCAAGAAAATTGCACAGTCCTTCCCATACAGCTTTAATGACCTCGCCGATGTTCTCAAAGTCGAAGCCTAAAGCGTTGAGACGGTCTACGATGCCCTGACAGAAGCCCTGAAAAATACCCTTGATCTGCTCCCAGATCGCCGTGATTTTCGCTCTGAATTCATCATTTGTTTTCCACAGGTGTACGAAAGCCGCTACCAAAGCAGCGATAACCGCAATGACAGCGACCACGGGCGCAGAGATACCGCCGATAGCAGCACCGAACGAACTGAATGCCGCCTTTGCACCTGCAATAATGGTCGGCAGATTGGAAATGAACTGCATGAGCTTGCCGACTGTGACCATTGTTTTGCCGACAACGACTAAAAGCGGACCCAGTGCAGCGGCTACCAGAGCGATTTTGACGATCGTTTCTTTGGTCGCCGGATCCATTTGATTCAGCTTATCTACCAGAGCTTGAATTTTGCTAACGATAGCACGGATCGCAGGCATAAGAATTTCACCGAAGGAAATGGCTAATTCTTCAAGCTGCGATTTCAGAATGGTGAGCTGACCGCCGAGGTTGTCCTGCATGACAGCGGCCATTTTTTCGGTAACGCCGTTGTAGCCGTCCACTTCATCGGAACAAGTGCTGATCGCACTGTTCAGCTTCTCAATATCTGAGGGTGCGGCGTTCATAACTGCAAGAAAACCGGACATTGCATTTTTGCCGACAAGTGCTTGTGCCGCAGATGCTTGTTCCGATTCCGACATCTGTGAGAATGCCACCCGGCAGTCTGCAAGGATATCGTTCAGATCACGCATCGAGCCGTCTGCATTGGTAGTAGCGATCTCGATCTCTCCGAAGGAATCACCGCAGAATTTTACCTCTCCGGCAAGCGCATTCATCATAGAACGGAGCGCCGTACCTGCCTGTGAACCCTTGATACCGGAATTCGCCATGAGACCGATTGCCTCGGCAGTGTCCTCACAGGAGAAACCCAGCGCACCTGCAACAGGTGCACAATACTTGAAGGTTTCACCCATCATGGACACATTTGTATTCGCATTCGAGCTTGCTGCCGCAAGTACGTCCGCAAAATGTCCGCTGTCGGCAGCAGATAAGCCGAAAGCGGTCAGAGCGTCCGTGACGATATCCGATGTGGTTGCGAGATCTTCTCCACTCGCCGCCGCAAGGTTCATGATACCCTCAATACCGTCAAGAATATCTCCAGTTTTCCAGCCTGCCATCGCCATATAGTTCATGGCTTCTGCGGCTTCGGATGCCGAGAATTTTGTCTTTGCGCCCATTTCACGGGCTTTATCTCGGAGCGCTTGTAAGTCATCTCCGGTAGCACCGGATACAGCAGCGACCTTGCTCATGGCGGAATCGAAGTCGGCTGCGGTCTTAACAGCGGCAGTTCCGGCAGCCATGACGGGAACGGTCACATGAGTGGTAAGTGTCGTTCCGACATCGGCGATCTTGTCACCGGCTTTTTCAAGGGTTTCACCCGCCTGACCGATTTTCACAAGAGCCTCTTGGGATTTGGTTGCCTCCGTTTGCAGATTCTGAAGCTCCTGCTCGGTCTCGATGATCTCACGCTGAAGGGCATCGTACTGCTCCGGGGAGATCGGATTTCCGAATTCATCGGATACATCCTTTGCCTGCTGTTTCAGAGATGTCAGTTCATCGGTCGTTTCCTTAATCTCACGCTGCAAAGCATCGTACTTCTCCTGCGAGATCTCACCTTTGGAAAGCTGCTCATCGGCGGTTTTCGCCTGTTCCTTCAGTTCTTTCAGCTTGTTTTCGGTCTCACCGATCTTCTGTTTGATCGGATCGTATTTTGCCTTCCAAGCATCATAGTTGTCTTTGGTTTTGGCGGCTTCCTCGCTGGCTTTTTTCAGGGTATCCAGTCGTTCCTTTGTACTTTTGACGGCATCACCGAGGAACTTCTGCTTTTGAGCAAGCAGCTCTGTATTCTTCGGATCGAGTTTCAGCAGCTTTTCGACATCTTTGAGCTGAGTCTGTGTGTTCTTGATGTTCTTATCGACACTTTGCAGTGCTTTTGATAGCTTCGTAGTATCGCCGTTAATTTCAACGGTAATGCCCTTGATTCTGCCTGCCATGCGATATCACCTGCCTTTCGCATGGGTATAAAAAAAGCACCTGCTTTTCAGCAAGTGCTTAGTGTATATTCATAATTTATGCAATCCTAATATTACCTTGGACGGCAGTAATGATAATCGAGCATAAACTCAAATTCATATCCCTGCGGATTGCTTTTGAATTCTTCTCTTTTCTGAAGATCAGTGATAAACTTCTCTGCAATCCCCGTATCGAGATTTTCATTTTCGATCTTTTCAAGAGACCACAAGAAATCTTTCAGTTCTTCTGCTTTGGCTTGGTTTGTCACCTCGTAGCCTTCCCACCACGACCAGTCTCTTTCCTTAGTGAGTTCTGATTCCAACACACAGCATCTACTAAATATATAAGAACATATTTCACGCAGAGCAGCTTTGGGCGCAAAGACAATAGCATTTCCTTCTGCACCCTCTGTAATCGGATATTCCTTTCCGGTATACTTACTGCATATTTTGAAAAGAGCGACCGGAATATCAAGGAACATACTGCTGTTCCACCAGCAGATTTCTTCATAGCCGTCATAATCACTTGCAGGCGCAGGAATCACTTTCGATCCGGAGATGATATCACCGGTTCGCTTGTCCTTGATGCGCATACTGATATCAAAATCAAAGCTCATTTTTACCACCCCTGAACTTCATCCACAACTGAATTATAGCATAGCAGGGAGAAAAAGTCAATCAGAGTGATGCGGTATTGTTATTGTTTCTTTCAGGCTTTTGTGTTTCAGTTCCCTCGGCTCAAAATGGATCGCACTGTAAAACAGATGCATCACAGCACCAGCGCCGAAGGTAGAAATGAGTGTACCAATACCGACAGTGCTGCCGAGCAGCCAGCCGATCAGTGTCGCCATTGCCCACAACAATATTTCCACGATCCCTATCGGTATCTTCGACATCCGTTTCCCGATAGCAATCAGCAGACCGTCCTTCGGACCGTAGCCCATTTCTGCTGACATATACACATACATTCCGAGAGCAATAAACAGGAATCCAAAGAGCATAAATGCTACTCCGATGCACAGATTGTGATTTTCAGGTTACGGGGAAATATTGCAGAAAAGCTGTGTCAGATTCCCGGTGATAACGGCGTCAAGCAACGTTGCAAAGCCGATACGCTCACGCAAGAGTAGCTGTAATATAACCGCCGTGAGAGATATCGCCACCATAGCACTGCCATAATTCAGCGGTGCATGACGGGATATCCCCACAGCGAGACAGTCCCACGGTGCAAGCCCAATATTGACATAGATGGTCAGATATACACCGAAGGAGTAAATTGAAAGTCCGAGGAGTATCCGCAGCAGACTGCTGAACGGTTCAAAATTTATCCATGTCGATTTGAGTCGCTTTGTAGCTGTAAGTCGCTTCATCATTGTCCCTTTCGATAAACATTTCGTTGACCATTCCGATGGTGAGCAGATCAAGGTCGGAGAGTGTCAGCCCGATCTGCACACATCGGAGGAGGAACAGCGGCGTTGTCATCTCGCGGTCAACTGGGCGAGATTTTTTTTTGACTCTGCCTGTGTCTCCAGATTCATGCCCCACAGCTCGAAAAGCTGCGGCAGCACCTCGTAGATCGAGAAGCAGTTGAACTGTTCGAGCCAGTCGTCCGGGCTGTCGGGAACGTTCTCCGGATCGGCGTGCTTCGCCATCGTCCATGCGATATTCTCGAAGACCTCAAGGCTCTCGATGCCGAGACCGGAATCCTGCTCATCGCTCTCGTCCACAGAGTCCTTCAGTGCGGCGAAATCCTTGAAGATGTCCTTGCGGAACTTGGCGCGGTACAGGCGAGGCAGGGTTGCGCTCGCCTTGAAAGGAACCTCGATGCCGTCAACAGTGATGATTTTCTTGATAGCCATATTCTTTACCCTCCGAATCAGTCAGTTGTAGTGGATGCGGCAGTGCTGCTCTTGGTGGAAGATGCAGAGCGTGTGCCGGTGCTGTTGTTTGTGGTCGCAGCGGTCGGGATATACACCGCATTATACCAGTTGTCATAGGTGGTCTGGTCGGTGTTCTCGCAGGTTTTCGACTTCACCAAACCGGAAGGCAGTGCGGTAGCCTTCATCGAGAGAGTCTCCGTCTTGACCTCAGTGGACTCCTCCGTAGTGGAACTCTCGGTCGAGGGACGGGATGCCGAGCAGCAGTACAGCACATGACGGATGTGGTTCTTGTCGCCGTTGAACTCGAAGAGCAGTGCAAACTGCGAGGTCTCGGCATCGTTACGCTCCACAAGAACACCCTTGCTGTCGAGCTGCTCACCGAGGATCGTAGTGGCGAAATCGGTGGTGATGAGCGCCACCTCAAGGTCACCCTCGTAGCCAGCATTGTTGTTGATGACGTAGTACACGCCGTTATCGGCAAAAAAGTTCTCGTTCTCGCCGTTGGCATCGATAGAAAGCGACACCGCACCGGGCAGGCGCACCGGAGTTGCAAAGGTGGGCACACCCTCATCGCTCCATGCGGTGATCTTCGCATAGTGGACCTTGTTCAGACCGAACTTGACTTTGTTTTTCTGAAGTGCCATTTTTTCATACCTCCATGATATAGAGGACTTCGTAGAGCTTTTCAGACTCTATCCATACCTCAGATTTTGTGTAATAGATGTTGTGCTGTGTCAGCACTTCCTCCACACGCTGTTCCGTATCCGGCGATTTTTCATCCGTATAAAGCTCGATGTGCAGCTCTTTGAAGCTGTGGTACATGAAATTATCTGCGGAAAAGGTATCCTCGCCGGGAGACAGAAACAATGTGAAGGGCGGATCGGGGCTTTCACCCTCTGCGAAGTGATGATACGCAAATGGCAGCCCGATCTCCTGCATCATCTCATTGATCTCTTCGTAGCTCACGATAACTCCTTCTTGATGAGCGTTTCGAGCATATCTGCACCGTTTGCTTCGGCAGGAGCGATATGCGGGATAGCCGCAACTCTGCCGCCGCCCCTTTTCGCATGACCGTGTTCCAGCAGATGTGCGATCTGATAGCGGTTCTTGCTGTGAACGGTCATTTCAAGGCTGTGGCTGTTTTCCTTGACCTTTTTTGTAGCCCAGCTCTTTTTGTATCTGCCGGACTTTTTCGGAGCATTGGCGGAAATTTCGTTCTTGACTGCGGTCGCTGTCTTTTTCACAGCCTTTTTCATGGCTGTATCGGCAAGCTCTGCGTATTCCGTCAGCCCTTTCATGACCTCCGATGCCAGATCGTCAATAGATGTCATCCTTCGCACCTGCCTTTCTGGATTCGCAGATCAGCTTCATATAGTCCTGCGTCTGGTAATTCGGCACAATGCCTTTGATGTCGTAGTCCAGACCGTCAAAGCGGATGCGATAAAGCGTTGAGGACATTCTTTTTGTCTGCGGAGTTTGCCGGATGATGACCTCAATCTTCTGAATCGCTCTGGTCACGCCGGTATCCGTCTCCTCAGAAGCACCGTTATTGGATACAGTCACAGATGCCCAGAGTGAGAACACCTCCTCCCACTGAGCCTTGTGATTGCCGATCGCATCTTTTTTGACATGATTTTCAAGGACGGCGATGCGCTGATTCAGTTTTCCGATCTCCATCAGACGATGCCCTCCCTCTGTGCGAATAACAGTGCCCTGAGTGTCAGCGTCAGCGCATGATAATCAGCAGTATTGCGGTTTTCATAGAGGTACGAAACAGTATACAGCATAGCCTGCCGGGAGGTCTCCTCATTTTCCGCGAGCTGCTTTTCATTCATGCGCCCCACATCCATCACGAGCCGCTGTGCCGTATCGATCAGAGTGAGGATGAGCTTGTCATCCTCGCAATGATCTACACGGAGATAGTTTTTTGTTTCAGGCAGTGAGATCAGAGTCACTTATCTGCCCTCCGTTCATCAGCCGTTGCCGCCTGCACCGCCGCCGGTGTTACCGCCAGTCGTAGTAGCCTTTGTTCCAGCCATCTTGAGAACCTTGACGGATTCCGGCAGGATCAGACGGCCGTCCACACGCTGCGTGGTGAGGAAGCCGACCTGATCGGTGCGGGCATACAGCTCGTTCAGACGGCGGAAGGTGCGGTTCTGACGGTCTGCCACCCAGTAATTCTTCATGTCACCGAAGAGGAGAACACGCTCACCCTTTGCGATACCGGGCATGAAGGAAGAGGTGCGGATCGGTCTGCCGAGAATTGTATCCGGCTTTGCGATATCAAGGCTCGGCTTCCAGAGGTAGTTGTCGTTCTTGTCTTTCAGCTTCATGAGCTGAAGGAGAATGGTCTCGTTGCAGACGAACTGTGCGTTGCGGCGGTAGGGAGACTTCAGGCTGTAGTAGAGGTTGAAGATCTCATCGAAGGTGATCGCAGTCTGAGATGCCGCAGTGACACCAAGCTCAGCGCCGCCGGTCTCATCGAGAATACCGAGGGGCTTCTTGTCACCGTCACCGGTGAAGAACGCTCTTTCCTCGGCGTTGCCCATTGCCACACCGAAACGTGCAGCGATATAGCTTGCGAGGTCGAAGGCGGAATCGTGCAGAAGCTCGTTGGAGATCTTGATCATTGTACCGAGCTTATATGCAGAGAGGGTTGTCTGACCGAATCTGGTGTCGGTCTCCGGGATCTCTTCTCCCTCATCGATCCACTGCGCTTCCATCGTATCGTTGGCAATGGGAATCTTGCGGGTACCGGAATTGGTCTTGATGACCGTTGCCATCTGGCGGAAGATGTTGTTTTCCTCAAGCGCCTGAATCAGACGGCGCTCGAACTCGTCGGGCACAGTGTAGCCGCCCTCGGTGTCCTCACCGACAGAGAGTGCGTTGCGGACTACAAGCTGATCGCCCTTGTTGCGGATCATATCCCAGAACGCACACTTGTACTCGTCCGTTGCGGTCGGGTTAGTGGGCGGCGTGTTCTTTGCGCCGGGAGCGTTGGTGACGGGCTTGGAGGTCGGTGCGGAAAGTGCCGCATCCACGGCTGCCTGCTGTTCCAGACGCTCGATCTCTGCACCGAGAGCCTGCACCTCACCGGCCATTTTGTTGTACTGCTCAACTGCGGATGCCTCCACGAGACCGTTCTCACCACGGTGCTTTTCAAGGAATGCCTTAGTCTGCTCCCACAGGGTATTGCGCTTTGTGCGAAGTTCCATGATCTTGCTCATATTCATTTCTCCATTTCTCCGGAGGTAAAACTCCGGCGGTCATAAAATACAGCCTGCTTATCTCATGAAAGCAAGCTGTCGCTTCAAAATTTCATACGGCATCGAGCCGTCTGCGGTTTTGCCGTCCATGCCGATCACAGGGACGGTCACAGTCGGTGCTGTATCCGTCAGCCCTTCCTCGGAAGGTTTCTGTGCATCCTCTGCCTTGCCGTCATCGGGCGGCTCTGTGCCTTCGTGTGCTGCGGAAGCGGTGATCTTTCCCAAGATGGTCTGCCCCATGATACGGGTACTGTACTGCCAAAGGGCATCGCCGGATTCTAGCTTGAACGGCTTCTTTTCTGTTTCCTTCTTTTCATCCCCGTCCTCGTCACCGCCTTCCTCGTCGGGCTTTTCGGGCTTATCCTCCTCCGGATCGTCAGGCTCATCCTTCTTGTCCGGTTTGGACTTTTCATCGAACAGAATCTCATCTGCAAAGCCCAGCTCAACTGCCTTTTTCGCATTGATCCATGTCTCGTCCGACATGAGCTTGCTGATGCGGTTTCTGCTGAGTCCGGTTTTTGCGGCATATGCGTTGATGATGCTCTCTTTGACCTCATTCAGTGTTGCGATGGCTTTTTCCATGTCCTTGGCGTTTCCCATCGCAATTGTGGACGGATCATGCACGAACAGGAGTGCGGTCGGAGACATCTGCACAGTATTTCCTGCCATAGCAATCACGCTCGCCGCCGATGCTGCAATGCTTGCGATTTTTATCGTTACCCTGTGCGGATAATCACGTATCATCGTGTAAATTTCTGCTGCTGCGAACACATTGCCGCCTGGACTATTCAGCCAAAGTGTAATGTCACCCTCCTCGGCATACAGTTCATCGCGGAAAGATTGCGGCGTAATTTCATCACCCCAGAAGCTCTCCGAGTCGATAGGACCTTCGAGACGAAGAACTCTGCCGCCGCTGTCATCGTGGATCCAATTCCAGAACTTTTCCATTTACATACCCCCATTCTTGTATTTCTTCCTGCGCTTTTTTCGCAGGAATCTGTCATCGGTTTCTTCGCCCGGATTCTCGTCCGGCTCA